ATGGATGAAAAGAGACAAAAAAAAGAAATGGATTTAGAAGTAAATTCCTTTGTTCCTTTATATCAACAACTATATGACAACATAAAAAAACAAATAGCATCTGGCATATATAAACCAGGAGATAAACTTCCATCTGAAGGAGACTTATGTAAAGAATTTAATATAAGTCGTATAACTGTGAGAAATACGACTTTTTTATATAAAATAGCAAAATAACAGTGTTTGAGCAAAAAAAAAGAATGTTTTTTATCGTTTTGCCACCTGTTTGCCACCATAACTTTTTTCGGTGGCAAATTATTGTAAAATGCCCTCCAAAATATCTATTGTTTCACTTTCCATTTTACTTGTAACATGTGAATATGTATCCATAGTGGTTGATAATTGACTATGACCTAATCTTTGTTGTATATATTTTACATTAGCTCCATTTTCTAATAATAATGTGGCATGTGTATGTCGCAAGCAATGAAAATTAAAGTTAATATTTAGTTTCTTGTTAATAGTTCTTATAGCAGCGTCAATATTGTTGTGATTTACAAATGAGCCATCTTTTTTTCTACAAACCCAATCATACTCAGTTTCTTTATACCATTTTCCAATTTTAATTTTTTGTTTTTTTTGATTCAATTTTTCCTCTTTTAATATTCTAGACAAAGTATCACCTATTTTAATATCTCTTATTGATGTTTTTGTCTTAGGTGATGCTAATTCAAATTCTGAAACTTTTCTCTTTATTAAATTTTTTCTAACTTTGATTATATTATTATCTAAATCAACATTATCCCAACAAAGACCTAATATTTCTCCTTTTCTCATGCCTGTATGAAACCCTATAAGTAGAGGAATATAGATATTTGTATTTTTAGGATATATTTCTAGTATTTTATTGAACTCATCTAGTGTTATAGTCTTGTTATCTGACTCATTTTTTACCTTTAAAACATTTTTTGGTATACTGGCATATTGAACAGGATTTTCCTTAATGAGTTTGTAAGGGTAAACAGCAGATTTTAAAGCAGCATTTAATACAACATAAATCGCTTTTAAAACTCCTTTTGTGTAGTGTTTTTCTTCTCCGTTTTGTGTGTATGTCTCTTTTGATTTATTATTTAAAAATTCTTGAATAATAGCTGGATTTATAGATTTTAGCTTACATTTACCAAGTCTAGGTTCTATATGATTTTCAATTAAATTTCTATAACTTTCCTGAGTATTGTATTTGCAATTAAGAAGTACATACTCTTTGTACCAAAAGTTAAGATAGTCTGATAAACTCATATTTGTTTCATCAAACACTATACCAGCATTTTCATATTCATTTATTGCATCACGGAGCGATTTTTCAGCTTCTTTCTTAGTGTTTCCACCAACTCTTTCTACCTTTTTTCTCTTGCCATCTACTATACCTGCATCAAAGTAGTAATACCACTTCTTTCCACGTTTTCTTACGCCGCCTTTCATAAAATTTCTCCTCTCAAAAGCTTTTTTTATGTAATTATATAATAACATATATCAATTTAAATAAAATAAATAAAAAAGACTATAAGAAACAAAGTTTTATGTTTATAATTAATAGTCTTTTTTATTTAGATACATATTTAATGTTTTTTATCACGTGATTCCAGCACTTTTTCTGCCAAATAAACAACTATTTTTTCATACTCAATATCAGTTTCTAAAGAAAAGTCAACAATAGCAGGTATCGTCATATCTCCTGCATATTTATTACCTAACCAATTTTCAATTAATTCCAATTCTTCTTTGCTTAATTCAAATTTTTTCTTTTTATTAAAACTTAAGTTCAATTTATTCACCTCAAATAATATTATATATTAAAAATAGTATTTGATAGAAACATTCGAATTATTTATGTAATTTTCTTTTTTTAATATATTCATCAGCAAAATAATTTACTAAATATTTTTCTTCCAATCCTAAAGCTATTTCTAATTCAATAAGAATAGGGATAGTTAAATCTTTATCCTCATTATTTTCCAACCTAGAAATTTGACTTCTGTGGCAACCAACTCTTTTTGCTAACTCTATTTGTGTTAATTTCTTCTTTTTTCGTAACTCTTTTAACATATATTTAACCTACCTTTTAGATAATTTTATATATGTTAGTTTGTGTAATTTCTTGTAATAAATGTGCAATATTCGCACACTTTTTGTTGGAAATTTGTGCTAGAATGTAGTTAAGAAATAACTTTATCTAGATAAAGTAAATTAAAAGGTAAAAAGTTTATGTTAGAATTAAGCATTTAATAAATTGTAGAAAATGTAATAAATTGTAATAAAAAAAATATATTTTAAAATGATGAATACAAATTAAGAAATGTAAATGAAAACAAAGAAACATAAAGAAATATAAATAAACATAAAGAAAATATTTTTAAAATCAAAATTAAAACGAGTAAATAAAAATAAAATATGCAAGTTGCAGAGATATTTATAGGTGTATATAATAAATTTATAGATTAAATATTACAAAATATAAATATATTTAAAATTAAGGCAAATTTTTTATAGCTTACGAACGTATGTTTTGGAAAGGAAAATACTTTACAGGGGATGGTGTGTTCAATGGACGATAAGAAAACAATTCTAAGACTTAACAATATTTTCACTGAGTTAAAAAATATTAATGAAGATAAATTTAATAAATATAAGGAAATAGTAAGCGAAAATAAATTTAATATATATATAGAAATAACAAATGAAACAAATAAAAAGAAAGAGGTATAACCTCTTTTTTATTTATTTTGTTTTTCTTCATCTATGAAAACCTGTGCAATTTTTAACATCTTTTCTTTTGACTCTTCATCTAAACTCATAAACACTTTTATGAGTTCTTTTATATCGTCAGGGCTATCTAATTCATCAATAAATTTATCATTACTATCTTTTTTATCAAGACTAGGTCTTCCTAAAAGAGAATCTACAGATATATTGAAAAAATCAGCTAATTTAGTGAGCATTAAAGTATCTGGTATTCTATTTCCACTTTCCCAATTGCTTACAGTTTGTTTTGTTACATTAAATATTTTTGCCAGTTCGACTTGATTCAAATTAAGTTTAAGTCTTTCTTCTTTTATTCTATCTTTAAGAGCCATAATATTACTCCTTCCATTCACATTTCTTATAAATTATTATAAACTATTTGTTATACTTTTTATAAGATATATAACATAAAGAATACTTTTTTTAAAAAAATATAAATTTTATGTTGACAGTAAACTAAAAGTAGACTATTATATAAATATAAAGTTAACGTAAAGTTGACTAAAAGAGAGGTGATAAAATGAATACTAAAAAATTAAAGGCGTATAGAAAACTAAATAATGTTAACCAGTCTGATATAGCAAATTTACTTAATATAACTTTAACTTCTTATTCGCATAAGGAAAATGGTAAAACTAAATTTACTCTTGAAGAAGCAAAGACCATTTCAGATTTCTTTGGTCTAAGCATAGAGGAAATTTTTTTTAATAACAACGTCAACTTAAAGTTTACTGAAACGATAAATTAATCTATATATTAAGTTTACATTATGAAAGGAGAAATATAAATGTCATATCAATACCAAAATATATATCAGTTAAGCAGAGAAAATACTGGTCTTACACAAGAAAAAGCATCAGAACTACTAGATATATCAGTAGAGAGTTTAAGAGCGTATGAGAACGATAAAAGGATACCACCAAATACGGTAGTAGCAAAGATGGTATCTATATATAATAACAATCTGCTGGGCTATGAGCATGTGAGAAGGACAACAGAAGCAGGAGTAATGTTTTTACCAAAATTAGAGTTAAGAAGTCTTTCAAACATAACTTTAAAATTACATAAGGAAATCAAGGATTATCTAAAAAAGGAAGATGATTTCATAGACATAGTTGAAGATGATGTAATTAACGAAGAGGAAGAAGAAATTTGGGATGATGTTATGCAAGAATTAGAAGATATTTTTAAATCAATTTTAATTTTGAAACTTTCAAAGAAAACAATATAGGAAGGAGAAAAATATATGAATAACTTAATGATATTCGAGGATAAACAAGTAGAAGTATTTGAGTTTAATGGAAAAATATTATTCAATCCATACCATTGTGGAAATTGCTTGGGAATTAGTAATGAAGGAGTTAGAAAAGCAATTACTAGAATGAATGAGAATCAAGTGATTAAGTTAACTAATTCAATTGTGACAGATAGTCACATTAGAAAATTGCACAACACAGGAGAAAATTTTCTTACTGAAAGTGGTGTGTACAAACTAATATTTAAGTCTAAAAAAGAAGAAGCTGAAAAGTTTCAAGATTGGGTTACTGATGAAGTACTTCCAGCCATTCGACAAACTGGTCAATATCAAGCACAACAGCATGTAATAACAGAACTTACAGGAACTATAGGAGACTTAAAAGGAACAATAAAAGAATATAAAAAGTTGTGTAAGATAACTTGTTCTAAGAAACAACAGTATTCTAAATACATAAAGAATAGACTCGATATAGACAAAGCAAATAAAGAATATAACCAAGTGAAAGCGAGATTATTCCTAATTCTTGGAGTTGAGAAGTGGGAAGATATAGATTTTGATACATCTAATAATTTAATACAGATTATAGATGATTGCATAAGAGTTATAAAGTCAGAAAGACCATATAAACAATTAAGTTACTTTGAAAACTAAATACAGAATATTTTAAAAAGGAGTGTGTAATTAAATGAAAATTTCATTTGAAAGTGTAGTGAACAATGTAAATAATGAAACGGAATTAATATTATCAAAAGAAGAGTTACAAATAGCTAAAAGGATACTTAATACATTGAATGAAAATGAACAAAGTATCCTTTCCTCAAAAGATATTTTAGATTTTTGCAAAGAAGCTCTTAAATATAATTTAGTACCTACATTTGTTTAAAGACACTGAGGCCATCGCCTTTAGAAAAACTATTATTGACTTCTGAAAGTTTCAAAAAGATTTCATGGTAATGTTTTAAAAGTTCCTCTTCAGAAGAACTTTTAAAATCATATTTTTCCTTAAGAATTTCTAAAGTAAGAGTATGTAATATATCTTTACTGAACTGCATAATATCACCAACTTTCATAAAAAGATATAGGATATATCCTACAAATATAGTATATCAAAGGAGGAAAATAATGGCAATTAATGACAACATAAATAAAATTTTAAAAGATAGAGATTTAAAAGCATGGAAATTAGCAAAAGAAATAGGTGTAGATTCAGGGAATTTATATGCAATTTTAAGAGGAGAAAATAAAAATCCAACTATAGATACATTAATAAAAATAGCCGACTATTTAGACATTACATTAGATGAACTAGTTGGAAGATAAAAATTAAATACAGAATATTTTGAAAAGGAGTGAGTAAATTGGGCAATATATCTAATTTCAATTTAGATAAACAAGAAGATAAAAGTTTTAATGACCTAGATAATATATCAATTTGTTTTTCAGAAGGTATCCGTAAAGTTGTAGAAATGAATTTAAACAACTATAAAAATAAAATCTCAAAGTACTTAAATGAAACTTCGAAAATAGAATTATTAGAACCAAAAGAACTAACAATTGTTATAAGTAAAGGTTATCCCGATTATCTTATGTCTGTTGAAGAAGCAAGTAAAAGATTGAAAATAGATAAAGTATTTGGATATGAGTTAATAAAAAATGGGCTTTTGAAGTCAGTTGATATAGGGGCAACTAAAGTTTCTAGTTATGAATTAGATGATTTTATAACTAGAAATCAAGGAAAAAACATCAAAGAAATGCTTAGAGAAATGAAAGAAATTAGAGAGGGGGTGATTTAGTTGAATGTAAGAGTACTAATAGCTTATGTACAGTTTTGCAATGATAAGCAAATAAAAGCAAGTTTTGAAGGTCTTAGAAAATACAACAGAGATATAGAGTTAGTTAACTTGTATTTACCAAGTAAATTAAAAATTAAGGGGGATTAATCATGAAAAGTTTAACTATAGTAAGAAATGCAGTAGAGCAACAACTAAATAGAGCTAATTTAGAAATAAATAAAAATGAGGAACTTTATACAAAACTTAGAAAAAAAGAAAAAAGAGATGTATTAGATGAAATAGAGTTAAGTAATGCTTTAAGAGAAAAAAGTGTAAATGAAAGATTAAAAATATTTGCTGAGTCATTACTAAAAATTATAGATACACAAATTGAAATAAAAGAATATGAAGAAAGCGAGGATTACAAGATATTTGAATTAATTTCAGAAGAAATTGAAAGAGATAGACCTATAGATATTCAGATATAGAAAAGAGCCATTAGGAGTGGCTCGATTCCAAAATAATATAAAATATAAGCTAATTATAGCACAAACGGAGGGAAATTATGAGTACTTTATATGAATTAACTACAGATTTATTAGAAATAGAAGAAGGTTTAACAGAAATAACAGGAAATGAAGCTGAAAAACTAGAGGAAATAAAAGAAATAATAAAACAAGAGATACAAAATAAAAACACTAGGATAGTTTCAGTGATAATAGATATTGATAGTGATATAAACTCTTTAGACTTAGAGATTAAGAGAATGCAAGAGTTAAAGAAGATTAAGAAGAATAGTCTTGATAGATTAAAAAGTAACATAAAGGAATGTATGGAACTGCTTGGTATTAAAAAGGTAAAAACATTTTTAGGAAATATAAGTATAAGAAAGTCAGCAGGTAGCTTAGTCATAGAAGATGAAGAAAAGATACCTGCTATATATAAAACAGTAGAGCAAGTTGTAAAAGTAGATAAAAATACCATTAAAGACTTTATCAAAAAAGGTCATGAGGTTGAAGGTTGTAGGATTGAATATGGAACTACACTAACAATTCCAAAAGCTAAAAAAGAGTAGGTGAGGACCATGGAAACTAATAATGTTTATATAAAACTTGTAAATATACAGAGTACTTTAAAAGCTCCTAAAAGTCAATTTAATAGCTTTGGTAAATACAACTATAGGAGTTGCGAGGATATACTAGAAGGTTTGAAGCCTATTCTAAAAGAAGAAAAAGCATTAGTTATATTAGATGATAAAGTTGTTCAGATAGGAACTAGATTCTATGTAGAAGCTACAGCAACTTTAATAGATGCAGAAACAGGAGAAAAAGTATCTGCAAAAGCATTAGCGAGAGAAGATGAAACTAAAAAAGGCATGGACTTAGCACAAGTGACTGGAAGTGTATCAAGTTATGCAAGAAAATATGCTTTAAATGGATTATTCTGCATTGATGATACAAAGGATAGTGATGCAACAAATACACATGGAAAAGAACAAAAAAAAAGAGAAGTTAGTGAAGATGAATTAAGTACACTATATTTTTTAGGTGAGTCTATAGATAAGGATAAGAATAGAGTCGATAGTGAGGTTTATAAGAAGTTTAGTAAACTAGCAATAGATTTGACTAAGCAAGAGTATGAAAAGGTTCTAAATGGATACAAGAGCATTTTAGATAAGCAAAATCAAGAGTAGGTGATATATTGAATTTTAATAATGAAACATACTTTCACATAAACTTTGATGACCCATTTACAAGAGTACCTAATACAATCCTTGATAATGAAAATCTTTCTTATTCAGCTGTAGGAGTAGTCACTCAAATGTTAAGATTTCAAAGGTCGGGGAGCCATAAAGTGTATGCAAAATCATTAATAAGCTATAGAAAAGATAGTAAGACAAAAGTAAGTAATGCTTTAAAGGAGCTTATGCAGGAAGGTTTTGTTATTAGGACACAAATAAGGGATGAAAAAGGTCAAATGAAAGGTTATAGATATGATATTTTTGATACACCTCAAAATGTAAATTCTGAAAGTGTTGAAATGACTGAATCTCAACCGTGTGCCGTTTTCCCGACTCCGGTAAAACCGGAAGCTGGTAAAACCGAAGTCGGTGAAACCGGAAGCCGGCAAAACCGAGGTCGGGAAATCGGCAACATAAAAGAAAATAGTATTAAAAAGAAAATAGGTTTAAAAGAAAATGATGTTATTACTACTGTTATTGCTGAACAATCTGAAAAAAATAAGACTGTTTACATAAAAAAATATTATGAATCTTATATAGGTGTGATTACTCCAAATAATTTTCTTCAACTACTGACTTATTTAGATGATGGAATGGAAGCTGATGTAATAATAAGAGCTGTTGATGAAGCTGTAGGCAGTGGAGTTAAGAATTATAAGTATGTAAAAACAATCTTAAATAATTGGATAGAAGCAGGTGTAAAAACTGTTTTAGAACTTACAGAATATCAGAATGAATTTGAAAGAAAGAAAAAGAGTAAGCAGGAAAAGAAGCAGTCTAATAGTAAAACTGTGAATACTCATAATGTGAATAAAAATAAGTTTGCTAACTTCAATCAGACTTTCACTCAATATGAAGAAAAAGAGCTAGATGAGATTATTAAAAAGAGTCAGAAGGAAAAATTTAAATAAAATTAAACTTCTAGGAAGTAAATATCAATATATTGCTTCCTAGAAAAGGGGAGGTATAAAATGGCGAGAATATATGCACAAAGAAGTGGTTCTTTAAATGAACAAGATAGATTGGAGTTATTAAGATTACTTGGGAAAGCTGGATATACAGTAAAGGTTGCTAGAGAGAAGCAAAATAGCAAGACAACTTATACTTACTTTGTTGAGTATACAGAAGAACAGGAAGAAAAATAGAAGGGGGCTAGTTAAATGAATACAATAACTTTAGTTGGAAGATTAGTTGCAGATGCAGAATTGAAGTACCTTCCAAATTCAGGTACTCCAAAAATAACCTTTTCAATGGCAGTAGATAGAAGGTTTAAAGATAAAAATGGAAATAAAATAACTGATTTTATTCAATGCGAGCAATTAGGAAAACATGTAGAGAATTTAGTGCAATATCTTGTTAAAGGTAAGCCTATATATGCTGTTGGAGAGTTAAATATATATAATTACAAAGATGAAAATGGTTGCTGGAAATCTATTACTAAAGTTAACGTGAATGCTTTAGAATTACTTTCTAGTAAAAGTGATAGTAATAATCATAAAGAGCAACAGGAATATATACCACCAGGATTAGACCCACAAGGTTTTCAAGCAATAGATGATGACGATATACCTTTTTAATTAAGTTAAATAGTCTAGGGAGTAATTATACAATATTACTTCCTAGAAGTTAAAAAATATTGGAGGTCTAAGAGTGAAATATGAGTGTGAGAAAGTGTTCTTAGAATGCGATAAGGGAAGTTTTGAGATAAATGATACAAGAACTGAAGAAGTAACATTTGAGGGTACAGAAATAGACAATCCATTTAAACGAGTAAAATATGAAGGTAAAGCTACTTTTGAAATAGTATCTGGATGGGAGTATCTACAAAGAGAAATGTTGTGGTTTAAGATATTGCATTTATCAGCAGTTGTAGCAAAAATAATGCAATATAAAATGTTAGGTATTTTAATAAGGGAGATGTAATAAAATGGCTAAAATTTGGATGGATGCAAATGAAGTTCTAAGTAAAACTATGGATTTAGAAGATATGTTTGAACTTAATTTAAGAGCAATAAGAAAGAGAAATGAAAAAATAAAAAATGAAATTGAGAAACAAATAAAATATGAAGATTCAGAAATAAAAACTACAAATCGTGGTGGACCAGGAAAAATTATAAAAATTTTCAATATAAATACTGGAGAGGTAAAGATTCTTAAGAGTGCTGAAGAAGCAAGTAGATATATAAAGGTTAGTCGTAGCTATGCAAGTTATTTAGCTAGAGAAAATAAATCAACTGAGGATGGTTGGAAAGCAGAGTATATTCAAGAGGTGTCAGATGGTATTAGCAAATGTGGAACAAGTAATTAAGTTAGCTGAAAAGATATTAAATAAGAAAAAGTGTTCTGTCAATAAAGCTATTGATATAGCTATAAAAATATTGAGTAAATATGAGTATGAGGGGATGTTAGAAAAATGAAATTAAAAGATATTATAAAACTTGGAGAAAAGTATTGTTATTGCCCCAACTGTGGTAATGACAAGATAGGAAACAATGAAGGTAAATTAATAGTTGAAGAACACACATACTATAGGGAATGTTCATGTGGATTCAATGTATTAATTGATGATAGAAAGGATGAGATATAATGCATATTTCAACGATTATTTTGCTGTTAATAGGAAGTTTTATAGCTGGTAGAGTTTATGAGTATAGATTGAATCTGAAAGAGTGTGAAAATTGTGATAACAAAAGAGGTGTATAAGAATGGATGATAGATTGGAGATTTGCAAAAAAATGTTTCCTATCATTACTAAAAATACTAGATTACTTTGTCATTATTGTGATGGTAGAAATATTTGCAGTTATGATGAAGAAAAAGCTCAAGAATTATTGAGAAATGAAGAAGGTACTAAAAATAACTAACTTTGAAATGATAAAATATCTAATTAAAACAGTTTAGAGGAGGAATAGATTATGGAATATAAAGAATATGAAGATTTAAAAAATAGAGTAGAAAGTTATGAGGATTTACAAGGTAGTGCAGAGTTTGCAGGGAGAGTTATAGAAAATCTTGAAGATGTAGATTGTCCTATAAGAATAGGATTTAAATTTCCTAGCAAAGAGGATTACAAAAATATAGAACTTGATATAGCTGCTAAAGATTCAAATTCAATTTTTATAAGAACAGAGTTAGCAAAAGCATTTAAAGAGATTTTATCTAAATATGAAATGGATATGGAAAATATGTAATTAAAACAGTTTAGAGAGTTGCAAAATATCTTTTAGTATAAATTATTGTTGAAGTGTTTTGTGACTCTCAAAAATGAAAATAAGGAGGCGTTGTATTGCTTACATTTTTAGATTTATTCGCAGGGATAGGTGGCTTTAGGCTAGGGATGGAAAAAGCAGGACAT